TCGATTGCAAAAGCAGAGATTTCTATTGATAAAACTGATAGTGATATTTTTAAACAAAACACTGTTCTTGAAAAACTTGTGGATAAACTAAACGAGTATGAAGAGAACAAGGAAGCGATTGAAAACTTAGAAGAGTTAATTGCTGACAAAAAAAGTTTAAAGTCCAAAGTAAGAAAGGATACTAAAGAGTGCGAAACGTGCAAATCAAATACCAATAACCTATTGAGAGAGGTAGGTTCCGCAGAACAAAAGATTAAGCACCTGCAAGAAAGCAAAGAAGAGTTAGAAACGCTGAGAACTGAATTTGCTGCATATGAGTTATTTATGAGGTGTTGTCATTCAAACGGTATATCATATAATATTATAAAAAATAGATTGCCAATTATAAACGAAGAGATAGCAAAAATACTAACAGGAATTGTTGATTTTGAAATATTCATCATGAATGACGACAAGAAACTGGATATATTTATAAAGCATCCTAAGTTTGAACCAAGGTTGTTAGAGATGGGTTCTGGTGCCGAAAAAACAATTGCTTCTATGGCAATTAGACTTGCGTTCTTATCGGTCTCAAGTCTTCCAAAACCAGATATTTTTATAATGGATGAACCTGGAACTGCTTTGGACGAGAACAATATGGAAGGATTTGTAAGAATTATTGATATGGTCAAGTCGTATTTTAAGACTGTAATTCTAATTTCGCACCTAGATACTCTTAAAGACGCAGTGGATACGCAAATCATGATCAACAAAAAGAAAGGGTTTGCCCATGTCAGCGTCTAAGGAGGGTAACATCATGGCAGCATTAAAAGCATTTGCTGACAGACATGTAGAGCGATTTATATCTAGAAAGTTTCTAGCGTGGATAACTGCTACCGCACTAGCGGTCTTTGGTTCACTAACCTCGGGAGACTGGGTCGCCGTCACTCTTGCCTATATTGGTTCTCAGGCACTAGTAGACTTAGCAGTGCAATGGAAGCACGGACAAAAGTAAATATAATGTATCATTTACAACTGGCATGGTTGTGGTTGAAAGAGAACTGGAAGATTCCTTTTCTTATTGCATGGTCTATATTTATTTGGATCATCTCCAGAAACAACGCACAAGCAGCAATAGAAGTATTAGAAGCAAAGAAGGAATCATATGATAAACACGTTATTTCTTTGAAAGAGAACCATAAAAAAGAATTATCAGAAAGAGATAAACTTGTTAAGCAATATCATGATACAATAAAAGAGTTAGAAACAAAATATCAACAGAATAAGAAATCCTTGTCTGTTGCAAATAAAAAAAGAGTAAAAGAAATAGTAGAACAATCGAAGGGTGACCCTGATGAGATTAAAGAAAAAATTGAGAAACTGTTTAATCTATCTATTACTGATTAGTTATACAACGCTTGCATTTGGGCAAGATCAAGTTCTTAAAGTTAGCGAAGGAAGCGTACTGCCTTTTGATGGTTGGTGTTTGTCAGAAAGCGCTATGGCAAAAATTATTGCAGACAAAGAACAGGAAGGTGCGAGATGTCAACTTAAGTTAGACAAACTAGAGGGTGAAGTATCTGCAAGATATAATCTTGAGATTGGAAAGTTGAACTCTAGAATACTTGCCCTGGAGGAAGAGTTAGAGTTTACTACGGAATTAAAAAATAAAGAAATTTCTAAATTAGAAGAAGTTGCTCTCGACAGTCCAAATGATTATTGGTATCTTTTCACGGCCGGCGGTTTTGCCGTTGGTGTAGGTTTGACCATTGGAATTGTTTATTTGGTAGGTTCTTTATGAAGCAAGACAGTGATTTCATCGTAAGGTTAGAAAAAGCGATATCTCAAAGATGGGGAGAAGAAGCAATCCAAAACCCTAAAAAATATTGGACCCCTGAAAAGGAAAAGAAACACGAGCAGCAAGTAAGAGAGTTTTACAGAAGAAAATTTTTTAAAGACCAGAAGGAATCGAAAGAAAACTACAAAGGGTTTTTAGTAACAAAAAAACTACTTAGTAGAGAAAATATAAGAGATTGTCCGGTTTGCGGATCATTTTCTTTTTCTATGAAAGACGACCTGTATATGACAAAATATGAATGTTGCTTTAGTTGTTATGTTCAATGGGTCGAAGATAGAGAAGAAAGGTGGCAAGCAGGTTGGCGTCCAACAAAGGAGCAAATAAATGGCAACTACACTTGAAATTATTAATGGTATCTCCCAGGTACTATCGAAGAAGTACGACGGAGCACTAGATGAAAATGATGAACCTATTAAATTAGGTCTAAAGAGAGAAGAGGTCTGCCCAATCACTGACCGTAGAGTTATTGATGGATTTGGAGTAAAGTTTGAATCAGGTAATTGTATCTGCATAACTTATTCTAGTGAGGTAAAACTGAAGGAGGTGTACGGAGGGACCTTGGAAAATGACGTGTCTTCAAAGATTTCAGATGTAGCAGCATTTATAAAAAAAGAATACAGAGCACTAACAAAAAGCGGACTAACTCTTTCTGCAGATGGTGATGTCTCTGTTCTTGTACAACCGGTCTCTAGAGTGAGAACTCTTGTTACTGCAGTACAAAAATTTAAGATCGGTGGATTAGAGGAAGAAACTAACGAGAGAGAAGGGTTGGATATACCAACACTACCAGAAGCAGGTAAGACTCCAAATGATGATAGACCTTCTGACCCCTTTGAAGTTTTCAGGGCGCATGATTTTTCTAATAGGAAAAGATGAAGTCTGTCCTATCAAAAAAAGAGATAATGAGAGAAATAGTGAAGTCCGGCCGAGATCCTGATTACTTCATTACCAATTATGCAAAAATAACTCATCCCCTTAAAGGACTAATACCTTTTAAAACATATTCTTTTCAAAAGGATGCACTAAAGAATTTTCAGGATCATCGATTTAATATAGTTTTAAAAGCGAGACAATTAGGTTTATCTACTGTAACAGCAGCATATGTTGTATGGTTGATGCTTTTTCACAAAGAAAAGAATGTTCTTGTATTAGCAACCAAGTTCGGTACAGCAGCAAACCTGGTAAAAAAAGTAAAAACCATTCTTCGTAATTGTCCTGATTGGATTAAAATAGCACAAGTTTCCGTAGACAATAGAACTTCTTTCGAGTTAACCAACGGATCGCAGATTAAAGCATCTTCAACTTCAGGAGACGCAGGTCGTTCAGAGGCATTGTCACTTTTAGTTGTTGACGAGGCCGCTCACGTCGAAGGACTAGATGAACTTTGGACTGGTCTTTATCCTACTCTTTCTACAGGTGGTCGATGCATAGCGCTGTCAACTCCTAACGGTGTAGGAAATTGGTTCCATAAGACATATGTGGACTCGGAAAATGGTTCTAACGATTTTAATCCTATGATTTTGCCATGGGATGTACATCCAGATAGAGATCAAGATTGGTTTGAAAAAGAAACCAAAAACATGTCAAGACGACAAATAGCACAAGAACTTGAATGTAATTTTAATATGTCAGGAGAAACTGTCTTTAATCCTGAAAAAATGGAATCTATAAGACAGTTTGTGACAGACCCAAAGTATAAAACAGGATTTGACAGAAACTACTGGATATGGAAAGAGGCAGAACCAGGAGTACCCTATCTTTTAAGCGCAGATGTTGCCAGAGGAGATGGCAAGGATTATTCTGTTTTTCATATATTTGATACACTAACCATGGAGTTGGTTGCTGAATACCAAGGCAGATTAACACCTGATCTTTTTTCACGAGTTCTGTTTGATGCGGGAAGAGAGTATGGAGATTGTATGATTGTTGTTGAGAACAATACTGTAGGGTTTGCAGTTTTGGACAAGTTAAAAGAGATGCAATACCCTAATATTTATCACTCAATCAAATCAACACATGAGTATGTGGATCAAGTTACAGCAGAAGCAGCGTCAAATACAGTTGCTGGATTTACTACAAGTCAAAGAACGCGACCTTTGATCGTAGCAAAGTTAGAAGAATTTGTTAGAAATGGACTAATTACCATAAACTCACCTCGTTTGTATAATGAGATGAAAACGTTCATTTGGAACAACGGAAGACCAGAGGCCATGCGATCTTATAACGATGATTTAATTATGGCATGTGCCATTGGTTGCTGGGTAAGGGATACTGCCTTGATTGAAAACAAGAGAAATATTGAATATAATAAAGCGTTTCTTGCTACAATGGTTGCAGCAAAAACTAAGATGAATACAACAATCAAAGGAATGCACGGTTACGAGGGCGACAGTATATATGAAAAAAAGAAGTCACACTCACAAACATACGAACAATTCCCTTGGTTGTTTAAAGGGTAAATTAAATGGCGAGTCGAAATAAAACCAACACAAAGAATCCTAACAGTAGTCTTTTTAAGAAACTAACAAGGTTGCTTTCTGGGCCGATTGTTAACTATAGAACTCAAACGGCAAGAAGACTAAGAAGAAGACAATTAGACAAGTATGCAAATAAATTTTTGTCAACTAGCGGGAAACAATTTAAAAGAATGGACTATAATCCGTTTGCTGGACTGTACGGCGGTGGGCAAAACGGACAAAACAGATTAGAAAGGTATGTAGATTTCGACCAAATGGAGTATACACCAGAGATCGCCTCAGCGCTAGACATATATGCGGACGAGATGACAAACCATAGTTCATTATCTCCCCTGCTAACAATAGATTGCAACAATGAAGAAATAAAAGGCGTCCTTTCTGCCCTGTATTTTAATATAATGAACATTGAGTACAATATCTTTGGATGGTGCAGAACAATGTGCAAGTATGGAGATTTCTTTTTATACTTGGATATTGACGAGGTGCTTGGCATCAAGAGCGCCATAGGTCTACCAGGACAAGAGATTGAAAGACTGGAGGGGGAAGATAAGACCAACCCAAACTACAGTCAATTTCAGTGGAATTCTGCGGGGTTAACTTTTGAAAGTTGGCAAATTGGACATTTTAGAATTCTTAGCAATGATAAGTACACTCCATACGGCACTTCAGTCTTAGAACCAGCAAGAAGAATATGGAGACAACTAACACTACTGGAAGATGCAATGATGGCATATCGTATTGTAAGATCTCCTGAGAGAAGGGTCTTCTACATCGATGTCGGTAATATACCGCCGCAGGATATAGAGCAATACATGCAAAAAGTAATGACCTCTATGAAAAGGAATCAGGTAGTTGATCCTCAATCAGGTAGAGTTGATCTGAGATATAATCCTATGTCGGTAGATGAAGACTACTTCATACCTACTAGGGCGGGTTCTTCGTCTAAGGTGGAGAGTCTTCCTGGGGGAACGTATACGGGTGACATCGATGATGTTAAGTATTTGAGGGATAAGTTATTTTCTGCACTTAAGATTCCTGGTTCTTATATTTCGAACACCAACGCTGAGACAGGCGCAGGCGGTGGAGAAGACGCAACTACTTTAGCACAAAAAGATATCAGGTTTGCTAGGACTGTGCAAAGACTTCAGAGATCTGTTGTAACTGAATTGGAAAAGATAGGTATTGTCCACCTATACACTCTAGGATATCGAGGAGAGGATCTTATAAACTTCAAACTTAAGTTAAACAGTCCTTCTAAGATTGCAGAACTACAGGAACTAGAACACTGGAAGACAAAGTTTGATGTTGCAAGTGCAGCAACTGAAGGTTATTTCAGCAGGCAGTGGATCGCAGGAAGGTTGTTCAATATGACCGAAGAGGAGTTCATTAAGAATCAAAGACAGATGTATTATGATAGGCAGTTTGACGCGAGACTTGAAGCAGCATCGGAGCAAGCACAAGCAGATGCGACT